AGCGGTTTGTCGAGCTGGTCAAACGTCTTGCCTACGTTGTCAGCCAGGGTTCCCAGGAACTCCATGCCAAAAGCCCAGCGCCCTGCCTGGGTCCAAGGAGACAACAGCGATGCGCGCATCACAAAGTCAGCCACACGGCGCGTAACTTCTGGACCGGAAATATCCCCAACATAACGCATCTGCCCGGCTGCCAGGCTGGTCCAGCCCTCGGCAATCAAGCCCAGGCGAATTGCCAGCTTGCCCTTTTCCTCGGCAGACAATGGGTTTAGCACCTTCAAGTAATCGGTAATCGTACTTACTTGCGGCAAGCCAACATGAGCGCGAGCCATCCGATTGAAGTTGACATCGGTGACAGCCGACAGAGCCGCTGCGCCCAGCTGCGCTGATTGCAGCACCTGGCGCAACCCGGCAAACGTGGAGGCAAACTTACCATCGATGGGCGCGTTATTCGCACCAGTAACCGCCAGGTAAAAGCTATCAATGCGGGCTGCTGATTTGGTGGCTGCGTTTTCTGCTGCCTCGTCAGCTGCCATGCCCGCTTCTTTTTTGATCGTCTGCTTTAGAAAGTTAACCGTAGCCTTGGGGTTGGGTCCCAGGATCTCCATGAGGGCGATCTCTTTGGACATCGACTTAATATGCCCGAACATGGTATCGAACGGGTTTGCGTTGCCAAACTTCTCCTGATACTGCAACCAGCTGTCAGCATCCTTAAACACCAGGAAACGGTGATCGATGTGGCGATTGGCAACAGAGCGACCTTGACCAGCTGCGCCAGGTATGAGCTTATTCATGCCGTCGGTGCGGATGGTTTCATACACTCCGTGCAGCGCGAGCTCTAGGCGCTCTGGCGTAAACGGCAACCCGGTTTTCTCGTCAATCATTTTGACGCTATCCAGGCGGGGCTGGATAAAGTCTCGCCATTGCTCAAACGTTGCTTTGCGAACAGCCAGGGTATCGTGGACCTGGGGTAAACCCCAATCCTTACGCTTGGGTATGCGACCGCCAGCTGAGTTAAAACGCTTGCGCAAGTAGTCGCTCGTTTGCGTCCAGGCGTCTGCCATCTCCCTGGCGCTGGCGTCCCCTGTGCTGCCGCGCTCAAACACTTCGCGGATCATGTTCTTGAGCTGCGCCTTGTTCCTGGTCTCGCCCACCAGGTTGCGCCGGAACGTTGCCAGGACGTTATACAAGTTCCTGGTCGCAGCGCGCTCGACGGCAGCCTCACGCTGCACGACGCTAGAGTATTTGGACAAGTTGTCGCTATCGAACAAAGCCTCGGCTGCGCGACCAATATCACGCTCACCCTTTAGGTTTCGATAGCCTTCCAGGTTGACTTTAATCTTTTGCCAGTTTTGGACCTGGAGCAGCTTGCGACGTTTGCGCTCGATGACCTCACGCTCCAGGGCGTTAAAGGCGTCTTTGGCGGCTTTGGAGCTTGCAGCCGGACCGCCCATATTCCCCTGGTATTCGGTCTCCAACTCGTCAAACAGCTGGCGAGCCTCCCTGGCCTGCTCCGGGGTAATCGTGCCCTCGGCTTCAGCATTAACGATACATTCGCGAAAGCTCATTTGGCGCACCCTCTCAAGCGGTCTAGCATTTTCTGGTCCTGGGCAATATCATCTTGGATCTGCCGCAGCGTTACTGTCTGCGCTGCAATCTCCCCGGTCTCTGGGTCCACGCGCAAATCAACCGGGACCTCCAGGTCCATGTCTATTTCTGGTTCAGCTTCTTTAAGATCCCTTGCACCAGTTTCTGTGATTGAGCGTTCTGCGCCATATCCAAAGCCCGGCTCTCCGCCGTCTCGTAATCGTAGCTCTGTTCCGTCCAGTAGGTTCCGGGTATCTTCGAGGATTGGTCTTTCTGCTCCCTGGGGGACGTTGTTGTCGATCCTTGTGTAGCCATCTGCTGCTCCTTCTGCCTTTAATGTATCAAATGTTTTGCCAGGATTGTTGCCCACTTCGCGCACATAGTTTGGCGGGACCAGGCGACCTGTATCCACAAAGCGCACGAACATCCGACGCCGCGCTTCCTGGTAATCCACCTTCATGTCTACCAGGTCAATCTCGTAACCGTTCTGGCGCAGCCGCTCGATCAAGCCTTTGACGCTTTTCGGGTTACTGCCAACCTTGGGGATCAAGACGTTAGCACCGCTGCCTACCGCGACCTGTTCGACCAAGCTGGTTATGTAGCTGCTTTCTTCATGGACGGCGTTAGCGCCAATGCCGTTTTTATATTCCGGCATCGCCTTCTTAATATCATCCGGGTCCAGGATAACCGCGCCCATCTTTTGCGCAATAGGGTTGGCAATCGTGCTCTTGCCAGCTGCTGGGGGACCGAGGACAATGACCGCTTTCTTTTCATACTTGGTCGGCACATCGGGAGCTGCCTTGCCCTCGTCAGTCCAGGCTAGTCGGCGAGCCCTTTCAAACAACCGCTCAACAGCTGAGCTGTAACCAACAACCGCCTCATCGCCTATCTTAAACTCGCGCGACGATAACCACAAGTCAGAACCATAACCCTCTACCAGGTGCGTTTCCTGGATGGCTTTGGCTTCCTCGATCGCTTTGACAACCGCCGGGTGATTGTCGATGTCGGCTTCCGCAGCACCCTCGTCGAGCTGGCGTTTTAAATCCTGGCGCAGATTGATATCTTCCTGGACAGCCTCTCGAACCGGGTCGCGCTGCCCGAACAGATCTGCCTCGATCTGGTCGCCCTGGTCCTTAGCCCCTACTCCGGCTGGCTCGTCGAAGTCATCGACGACTCGCTCTGAGACATCCTTAGCCGTGCGGCTTTGCGTTGGAGCATCGACAAGCTGTCCAACATCGCCAGACGATACCCGGTCGAAATCGCCTGATTCAGCTGCTCGTCTGACAGCATCGACGAAGTTGCGAGTAGGTTCTGCGTAGCTGCCGCTTTCGCGAGCGGATCTGGCTGCTGCGCTGAGGGCGTCTGATATTGGTCCTCTGATGTTTGCGAGCGCCTGGAGGAGCGCGATTGCTTGCGTGTCATTAGCTGTCCTTTTCTCGTTAGCCTGGCGTGCCAGTTGGTTGCCTTCTGCTTCCAGGCGTTCGGCATTGCGGGTTAATGTACTAAATGCCGCCTTATCCTGGCGCAGTTGCTTCTGAGCCCGGTCCAAGATCCTGGCGCGCTCGGTAAAAAAACTCTCGGTGATTATCTCCTCGCCGAACAGCCCCTCTTGTTTCATTGTTTGCGCACCAGCATCGCGAACTTGGCGTATGATGGCTTCAGCCTGGAACTCGTTGGCAGGGTCTGTCTTTGCCAAAATGGCAATGGCTGCATCTTGCAAGCCCTCATCTTCCGGCACTAAGCGCCCAACTAATGCAGCGTAGTTTGCCGGGATTACCTGGTTAACAACAGCACCAAACGCCTTGTCAGATAGCAGCACCAGCCCCTGCGCCTGGCGGACCAGGGCAGACCTGGGTGGCAGCTCGCCGATACGCTCAGGCGCGACGCGCAGCACCTTGGCTGCATCGATTGCGGTCCCCGTACCCTCAGCAATGTTCTTTACGGCTGCAATTACGCGCGCCATCTCCGGCGTGATGCCATCGGTCTCGCGCAGCAAGTGACCATAAAGCGCCACTTCCTGGGTAGGGTCCTGGGATTGGATGCGACGCGCCAGCCCCACGCGCTGATGCCCGTCGGCAACAAAGCGCCCGCCATCGGCATATTCGTAAATGGTGACTTGCCCGGCTTTGATCGGGTCCCATTGGGTCACGCCTTGCAGCCGCTCAGTCACGCCGAACTCATCGCCACCAGCTTTGAATTGGAATGTCTCGGCGTCAACCTTAATTGTTTGCGGATCAAACTTGTAGATCAGCCCGTCCAGGTTATCTGCTTCATTTACGCTGCGCGTTGGTTTTAAAGGGGATGCGGGTGCGTCAGAGATCGGTGGGGGCTCGCCGCTATCAACCGCAGCCTTAGCCTCGTTCAGCCTGGTCTCATGCTCAACAGCATCAACCAGGGGGTTCGCTTTCATGTCCTCAACAATGTTCTCGGATTGCCGCAGCGCAGACAGCTCCACTTCCGATGGCTTGTGTGCGCCAGACTTAACCAGGGCGTCGTATCCCTTGCGCATCTGGTCTGTCGTCAGGGAAATTGTCTTGCCGCCGATCTTGAGCGCGCCAGGCATCGCCCCGCCAAACGCACCAGCTGCGGCTACTGAATACCAGAACTGTTCCGGCGTGTACTCGTAGCCCAGCTCTTTGTACCACTTCTGCACACCAGACTGCGCCATTGACTCTAAGCCAGCGTTAACAAACGCCTCTTTAAAAGACATAGACAACAGCGAGCCGCTGGTGCGAACCGCCAAACCACCTTGCCAGTTAAACGGGTCTGTGGCAGCGCCTCCAATTGCGCCGACAAATCTACCAATCGTATTCAAGCCACCAGGCGATCTTCCCTCAAGATCCATTAAATTCTGGCGCGCCTTTATCGCCGCTTGCTTGCCGCGATTCAATACTTCATCGTGCGTTACCCATTGCAGCTCTGGGTATGCCTCTTTGTTTTGGTTTATGAATTTAACAATTTGCGCAGCGGTATATTGGTATTGGCGCTGCGCGTTACCCTCTGATGCCGACGCATCAAAGAACCCGCTGCTTAGATAATTGGCTGGGTTAAAAAATGACTTGCCGCCCGAGCGTTCGTTAACCATGTCAACGATTGGACCCCATTGATCTTTCAGGATGGTGGCTTCGCTGTAAGCCTGGTCATTCATCCTGGCTCCCTGGTAGGCAGCCGATACGTTTTCTGAAAACCCGCCGATGGGCTTGCTAACGCCATTCTCTGGCGTGAGGTCAAAGGGATCTCGCTCTTGCAGCAGAAACGTCATTTGCGTGTGCCCATTAGCTTAGGAATGTTCAAATAGATAACGTGCCCCTTGCGATCAGTAAAGTGGCTAACGCCGCCATTGCCGTTATCAAAGACTAGCAAATATCTACCCTCGCTTTCCAGCACCGGGTAAACCTTATCGTTTTTATTGATGCTGGCTACGATCGCCGGGTCAATGTCGGTCAACCCGGTATTGTCCTGGAGCTGTTTTAAGGTCAGGGTTTCTAAAACACTTTCAAACTTGTCGTCATCGAAATCAGATGGCAGCAGGGTCATCTTGCCCCGGACCTCGGCAATGCCACCTGTCTTGGTGCGCTCATCAAAACCGAACGCCAGCTGAATAGACTTCTCCCAGAGCTTGTCGTCGAACTGGTCCAGACCTTTATCAATTGCCTGCTTGGTATAGATAGCTCGCGCCACCTCCATGCCAGACGCGCGTGATTGCGATTGATACAGCAACGCCGGACCAACAGCGGAGGCGAATGATTCTTTAGCCTCTGCGCTATCTACGCCAATCGCCTTGTTGCCCTCTTTCATCATGTCAAAGCCAGCCATCGCCGTGTTGGCTGTTGGCGCTTTACCAAGCAAAACCAGACCGCCAACGTGTGCCAGGCTGGGATCAACATTTGACAGCTGCTTTAATACGGTCGCGGAATGAGTACCAAAATTTTTGACAAGCCCAGACAGCAATGCCATGCGCTGCGGTCTTGGGGATTCGGTCAATAGCGTTGACATCACGTTTGTTTCTTCGTCTGTCAAAAATCTTGGCGCGTTTCCGTACCTGGCACTTACTGTGCGCGCATCAGCGATACGCTGCTTAACTGTTGCTTCTGCTGTCTCTGGTGTGGAAAGATCGATTGGCTTGAATTGAATAACGCCTGTATTAGCGCCCCAGGATAGCGGGTCTTTATTAAGCTCTGCGTTCATGGTGTTGAGCAGCCCTTTCGCCACATCCAACACTTCGACCTCAGCAATCGTATCCAAACCTTTGCCACCAAGACCGTCGATGCCCTGAGACAACTCGTTAATTGTGGTTTGCAGCTGCGTCGGCGACATCTTGCGGAACAACTCAGCGCGGCTTTGCACAAACTTCATCTCGGCAATGTTGATGCTTAGATCTCCCCGGATATCTGCTGGCAGCGCATTGGCTCTCGTCTCAAGCGCAGCCATTGTTTCCGGGTTCGGCGTGCCACCCTTAGCCATGATTGATCTCATGTCAGCCAGGTCGGACTTAATGTCTGTTCTTTCTGCTTTAGCCGCAGCCGTCCTGGCACGCAACTCCTCTTTCAAGGTGGCAATAGTGTGGTTAACTTCTGTCTGGAATGACTTTGATAAGGTTCGTGTTTTCTCTAATGACAGCTCCGCTGGTGGGTTTTTCTCCAGCTGCTCAATAAACGCTTTTTGTTCATCCAGAGTTTGCAATCGCTGAAATGTTGAAATTGTGCTTTCAATCGCGGACTGCGCTTTGGTTTCAATCAGCACTTTTGATATTTGCGCTTCGCTGAACCCACGATCACGCATGAACGTCTCAAGACCAGCTATCTCGTAGCCCAAGGCTTCTTCTTTGGCAGCCGGGTCCATGTCTGATCTAACAAACGAATAAACATCGTTCTGTCTTTGTGTGATGCCCTGAATGGCTTTGCCTTGCAAATCTTCTTGCGCCTTCTTGGACGCAATCGATGTGTAACGCATTTCTGCCTGGGCAGCCACGCCAAATAGTTGGGCACGCAGCACGCCAGCAACCTGGGGATCGAGGCTCGACATCGCGGCAGGAAAACCGTCCACAACGTTGCGCAGCCGAGCCTGAACATCTGGTAGTGGCGTGTTATTTATTTCGGCTTCGTTTAGGATGTTGCCAATAACCAGGCGAGCTTCTGTCTCGACTTCTGTTGATGCAATCCGATTCGCGATGTTATAGGCAGACCGCTCGGCAATAGTGGTCGGACCGCCAGCTGACTGCAACCTGGTCAACGTCTCGGTTGCCCCGAGCTCTTGCGCTATTTGAGCACCACGCTGCTCGGCTTTCATTTGTTCTTCTTTGTAAACAAACGACGCCATGCGCTCGACTTGTTGGCTAATATTTTGACCAAGCCGGGCTGCCTCACGGGCATCAGCAAAATCAATATCGCCAGGCTGAGCAGCTCGGACACCTAACCGTTGATAGCGGGGTAATGTAGCCATAATTTATCCGAAATAACGAGGGGCAGCGAAGCTGGCTCCTGGTGTGGGCAGCGTTGGTGACACACTTAAAGCGGGCATTGCCAATTGTGTTGATTGGAAATATCCAGTACCAATCGCCCCTACCGCCCCAACGATTGCGTTTGTCATCGCTGTTCGACCAGCTTGGCGATAGATGGCTGCCTGGTGAGATGCCATACCTTCTGCCAGGACCGCATTGTCTTTCGATATGTTGAACTCTCGCACGCCCTCTTTCATGGAGTAGCCTTGCAGCGCAGCTGCGCTGCCAGTATTGGCAAGAACTCCACCAGCAGCAGCTCTTGCCACAATGGTCGCCATGTTCTCATTGAGTTTCTTTAGGACATCAGCACCCTGCTGCTTGTAAGCAATCGCCTCGCTGCGACCCTTGAGCTCCGCTTGAGCCGCTTGCGCGTTGTACTGACGCTGCTGAGCAGCTCCAGCTGACAATTGACCAACAGCAGATACCGCTGCAAACGCCATCATTGGGTTCATCTTAATCTCCTACGCTCATTCTGTATTCCAAGCCCAGCACCGTCAATTTCAATGGCGCGGTTTGGCTAATCGTAATCTGCCCCGTCTTGTCAAAGCCGAGCAAGCCGCTAACAGTTTTTGTCCCTGTGTACTCCTCGATAGCAGAATCCAGCACGCCAACACCAAAGTTGCGGAACGGGACTAGCTTGCCATTAAGGCTCATGTTCTGAGACTCGTAAACAACGGCATCTACCTGGAGGATGCGCTTCTTGGTTCCAAGCAGCGTGCCTTGCGCCAGGCGGGGCTCGGCTGGCATGGTGCGGATCTCGATGTTGTAGCCCAAGCCAACCTGGTGCGAGCTGGTCGCAGCGCGCTCAAACGTAATCGTGTAAGGCGATGCGGGGATCGTTTGCTGCGGCTCGACAATGCCATCGCGAATAATCTGGACCGTCTTGCCTTGCAGGTGTGACAGCGTTGCCGTCGATGCAGCACCGCCGCTTACCGCGCTATCAACCGTTAGGGTCGAATCGAATCGCTCCAGGTGATACACATCAGCCCCATTAACGACGCGCTTAACAATAACGTAGACGCTATCAAGCTCGACTGCCACGCGAATAAAGCTGCCGTCTGTGGTGAACTCGCTCGGCGCAATAACGTTTTGCGCTGCCAGGATCGAATAGACAGCCATTGTGCCGTCGCTGTTAACCAGGAACAAGCGATCGGTCTCGTCTGTCGATGTGGCACGACGCGCTGCCAGGTCAACTGGGATCTTAATTAAATGCGAGCTCAGCACCGACAGAGCTTGCGTCGAATAGCTCGCCGTGGTGTCCTGGAATTGGAAACTAATCAGAGCTCTGCCCTGGCGCTGCACAAACACGGTCGCGCCGTTTAAGTCATCCATCGGCACGCCAGGCTTGCTGCCCAGGCGCGTCTGCGGCTTAACCAGAAAGCTGGTTGGCGTGATCGGCGTGTTGGCTGCCTGGCTTACAACAAACTCACCGCCTGTGGTAAAGATCTGTAAATCAGGACCAGGGACTAAATGCGTGATGACGTTGAGCTGATTCGTGTTAATTGTCGCTTCAACCGCATCGTCATCCAAAGATGAACCGGGATTAAAGTTGAAATAATCAATAACGCGAGAGCCCCAAACAGTATTAGGACGGGACTTAGAGCCGCCAAAATAAAGGCGTCCTTCATGGAAAGCTGCACTTCTCGGATAACCTCTAGTAGCGGACCAAGTAGGTTCATAGCCATGCTCACTCTCCCAATTACCTGACGCGATTGCATCAGTATCAAAGAATGGAATCTCGACGTAAGCCTTCATTACTGTATCGCTTACATACTCGGTATAGCGCGCGCGACCAAAGCCGTTGAGCACGTTAATGTACTCATCGACGGCTGCTGGTTTAAATGCCTTAATGTCGTAACTACTGCCAGATGTCGGCGCTGTATCCCAGGCAGGGTACACGGTCGCAACCTTGGTAGACGCCACATAACTCTCAATGTGCCTGGTCTGCCCGGCTCCGGTCCCGGCGGTGATCTCCACAAACATACCTGAGCATTGGTCGTTTGATGTAAATGATGATGCCGATTTAAGGGTAATTGTGTTTGAGCTGCCACCCTGGGCGGTCCCGTTGTCGGTTGTAACACTCGTCGCTGTAAGCGTAATATTGCCCTCAATCTCGCTCGGCGTGATTGTGAATTGTGGCGTGTGGGTGTCAAGCGCGTATGCGTATTTAGGGACAAACGTAAACGGGATGGCTGCGACGGTCCAGCTGGTATCGCTGTTACGCACGACGCGCTGCGTCTCCAGGTCCTCATGCACCAAGATCAACGTATCAACAGCCTGGGTATAGTTGAGCTCATCGATCATCGCAGCCGTGATGGGCGTTGTCGCGTAATCATTGCCGCTGCCGTTGATGTTGGTTTGCAGCACGCCACCTTTAAAGATATACATACGCTGGTGGACAAATACCAGGGCGTAACTGTCTGTTGTGCTGTACTCAAACGGGATAATCTTAAACGCCGTAAAGCTGCCGCCAAAGCTGTGAACAAAGCGCAGCCCGTCTCGGCGCTTGATGCCGCCCTGGGGCTGGACATATACGTTGGTCGCTTTCTCCAGCGCGTTTTGATATTGCTGGAGATCTGTGCGCGCCTTAAGTAAGGGATCTAACTCACCGACAGAGAAGTTAGTTTGGTATTGGACAATGCGCGTCATTTCAGCCTCTTACTGCAATGAGCGAATAATCCTCTAATACCTGGGTTGGCTGCCCACGGCTATCAATGTTCATTGCCTCGCGGAACAATCCGCCTCGCCCATTTTCGCCAGGCGCGCCAAAAGCCAATGATCGATAGTAATCAGCCTTGCTTATCTGGTCGGTGATGACCATACCCAGCTCGGCAGCCATAGCATGACGCAGCAGATGCACAAAGTAATATGGCATCTTGCTCTCGTCAACCGTATGTTGATAGTCAATATATACCGTCGTCTCGTTGGTATATACCTGGTCGCCATAGATTTCCCAACCTTCGCGCAGCCCAGAAGCGTAAGGGTTAGCCGTGTTAAACAGCGCCCGGACGCCAGACAGCATATCGCCTGGCAGTTGGTACGCATAACGCCATTCGGTGATTGGCGTCGTATTTAAACGTGACAGCTGCGCTTTTTTCGCGCTCCAGCTCCAAGAGTACCTAGAAAGCAAAGAATCCCGCAGATCGGGATATAAACGGTCGCAAGCCTGTGCAGCGTCTGTCCCCTCTGTAAAAGAAGATATTGGCTGCGCACCTAACATGATCAGCGCGTCAGAACAGATTGATAGGCTGGTATCTCCTGCTGCCATGCGATTCCCCTATATAAAGCAGAGGGGCGGGGAAACCCGCCCCTCTAGTGCTTAGTCGCTGTCGGTTGCTGTAATAGTCAAACCGTCAGTAACGTCAACGACGCCGCTAGCGTTACTAGCAACATATACCAGGCTGAGAGCCTGTGTGCCGCCAGTAGATGTGCGGCACAAGATCACATCACCAA